TGGTTGGTACAGGCTAACAATTACAACAACAACAAACAGCACAACAACGGCTGCGCGGTTCCGACCGTTTTGGAGTGGTGGTGGGACATCTATTGATTTTTGGGGCGCCCAATTAGAAGTTGGCGCCTTTGCCACCTCCTACATTCCTACAGGTGCTGCTGGCGTCATAACACCTGGCTATGCGTCACCTACCGTCACCCGCGCTGCTGATGTGGCGAGCATTGCCGGGGCGAACTTCAGCTCTTGGTACAACCAGACGCAGGGGACGGTGTTTGCAAACTGGTCTTCCTTTGCTCCGGCAACTCAACGCTACATAATTGATGTCGAACAAGCTGCATCTGCTAACGATAGAATTGATATAAACATAAATACAAGCAACACAGTAAATCCTAGAACGGTGGTTGGAGGATCAGCAATTGCATCACTTAGTGCTGGCACATACACGGCAAATACAGCAGGAAACATAGGGTTTAGTTACAAAATTGCCGATTATGGATCATCGTTTAACGGTGCAATTCCTGTCACAGCAAATACAGCTGGTTCGTTACCTTCGTCTCCGGCCAGATTGTTTATTGGATCTCTTACCGGAACCAATTATCTTAACGGCACCATCAAACGCCTCACCTACTGGCCCGTCCGTCTTGCCAACCCCACACTCCAATCCATCACCACGCCATGACCCAGTTCCTACGATTCCCCGACGAACAAACCTGGCTCACGTCTGCTGCTGAGGCTGGGTTCATCAGCGACGGCGCCCTGGTTGCCTACACCCACGACCGTGCGATCGACGTGGTTGGCGAGATCACTGACATGGCTGGGTTTCATGTGAACTTTGCCGGGGTGCTGCCAGAGGGGTGGGGTGAGTTTGTGGTGACTCCTGCCGCGCCTTACCGGGTGTTTGCCTAAACCTTTAATAACACATAGCCTTATTAAAAGAAATGATTACCATCTTTGGCCTTAAGGTCACCTATGAGGTGGCCCTTTTTTTTGTCCTTTTTGCTGCATCTGAAATCATTGGACTTAACCCCAAGTTCAAGGATAACTCCGTACTTGGTTTAATTGTTCGTGTAGCGAGCTATCTTAAGCCCTTCCGTTCTGAAGACGACAAGATCCGTAAACTCAAAGACACCCTCAAACAGTAACTGTCATGGTATTGCTTCCGGTGAAGCAGTATTACGCCCAAACTGATAGTGATACCGGTCATGGAAGTCGGATGTGCTTTAGCTCTACATGTGCTATGGCCGTCAAGTACCTCCAACCGGAAGCACTAAAAGGGAGTAATGCTGATGATACATACTTAAAGACCGTACTTAAATACGGTGATACAACTGAAGCTTCAGCACAGATTAAAGCCTGCGCTCATTACGGTGTATTAGCCACCTTCTATACCACCGGATCCAAACAAAAACTCCTTTCTGAACTTCAAAAGGGCTTCCCTGTTGCTACAGGAATCCTTCACCATGGCCCTGTTTCAGCCCCCTCTGGTGGCGGCCATTACATGCTCCTGATTGGTGATGAAGGTGCTAACGCTGTCTTCCATGACCCCTACGGTGAACTAGATAACGTGAACGGTGGTTATGTCTCTGTTGGCTCTGGTGGTATGTCCGTTCGGTACTCCTGGAAGAACTGGCTTAAGCGTTGGGAAATTGAAGGTTCAGGTACTGGTTGGTTCATGACCTTTAGAAAACAATGATTGAAGCCATTTTAACGGGTGTTGTGTCACTAGTTATTGGTGCTAGTGGCGCAGTTCTTGGAGTATCAAACAAATCAAATGGACGTATGGATGAAATCGACCGGCGGATTGATGGCCTTGAGATCCGACTTGCTGAGAAATACGTTCCACGCCAAGAACTTGCCAATGTAATCTCCAAGATTGAAAATCATATGGTTCGAATCGAGGAGAAGCTAGATAAGATCATTTTCAATGAAAAAATGTAGGCACTGTCAGGAAACTAAAAGTATCTCTGATTTTTCGCGCAACAAGAATTACAGAGATGGGCATTTCTCAACGTGCAAGGCCTGCCGTAAAAGTAAATACCCTACTACCTTGGAGCAGAAGCAGCGAGCATACGAACGGCAAATTAAACGTAATTATGGGATTACAGTTGATGACTACGAACAAATGTATATCGCGCAGAATGGTCTATGTGCTGGATGCTCTCAGCCTAATTCTGGAAGTAAATTTCATATAGACCATTGTCACGCCTCTGGCAAAGTTCGTGGACTGCTTTGTGCCAACTGCAATATTGCCTTGGGATTGTTAAACGATAGCATTAAAACACTTTCCCGACTCATTGAGTATCTAGTTTAAATGATTAAAAAAACTAAGGCTACAGAAGAGCAATTTAACGAATTACACAACCTTGTTACTCAGGAGTTCCTAAGTCGGATTAAATCCGGTGAAGCTACCACCGCTGATCTCAAGGCATGTTGTGATTGGTTAGCCAAGAACGACATCTCTGGGGTTGCTTTTACCGGTAGCCCCTTAGACAAACTTGCAACCATCATGCCAAAAGTAGATCCTGAACTCGTACAACGGAGGCTTTATGGCGCTAGGCAAGACCGCTAAATTCTACAAAGATAACCCTCAAGCTGCTGCGAAACACCGTAGTTACATGAGGAAATACAACCAAGATCCACTTAAGATTCAATATCGTTCTGAATTAAATAAAGAACGTCGGAAGCGTGGTATCTATGGCAAAGGTGGCCCTGATATGTCCCATGACAGTAAAGGCAACCTAGCCCCTGAAAATCCCAAGACTAATAGGGCCAGAAATGGTCATGGTAATAACCGGCGGTTCCGATGACCCCGTTACTGCCTAGTCCTGATCATTACCTCCAAAACTTAATAACCATGACCAGTCCTGAAGCTAAGCGGCTGTGGCGTCAAGCCATCAAAGAACATTTTGACTGCAAATGTGTGTACTGCGGAGATACTTATGAATTACATGAACTTACAATTGACCACGTTCGCCCGAAGTGTTTGGGTGGAGAAGATCTTGCAAGCAACCTTGTGCCTTCTTGTCGCAAGTGTAATCAGGACAAAGGTAGTAGTAACTGGCTCTCTTGGATGAGAGCTACGTTTGGTATTACGCCTAGGGAACATTTAATCCTTTCTCACATTAACTAATTATGTCTAACAAAGGTCTTGACATGCTCGGTAGAGCAATGCTTCGTATTGGTGGGATGACGCCCCAGCAGATCCGTCAACAGGCACGTGCTAATAAGCCAGGTAAGCCCATGCCTAAGGCTAAGCGCCCAGTACCCAAGCCTAAGGCTCCTCCTGCACGGATTGAACCCGTTGGGCAGACCAATGCTTTCTCTCAATCTGGTGAGCCTCGGAACTTCCGTAGCCCTACTGCTTCTGCCAACCGTAAGCCTACCCTTACTCCTGTTGAGTCTCGGGGTGGTGGTCAAGCTACTCCTCCTAATCCCCCTCGAGGTGGGTTTGGTAATAAGCCGAGTGGTCAGCAGAATGTCTTCACTCAGGAGCCGAGCATGGGTAAGCCCACTGTTCCTACCCGGCAAGCTGCACCTCAGGCTGGTGGACAAAGACTCCTTCAGGGTTCTTCTTCTCCCAACCGTCCACAACTCCCCGCTGCTGGTGAGAGTGGTGGTAGCCAGGCTCCTAAGGGGACCACTGTTCCTCAACGTGGTGGCCCTACTCGTACTGCTGCTCAACTAGCTCAAGAGCGTCGTTCTGCTGCGGCGGCTAGACAAGCAGGCGCAGCTAGGGGATCTGGTCCTTCTGGTGGTCCTAGCGCACCTTTAGCTAGTGCAACTAAAGGCCCTGGTATGCTCGGTCTTGGTAAGCTCAATGCTGCTACTGCTGGTCTTACTGCTATTAGTCTTCTTGAGGATCAATTCCTGCCTCCTCAAATGAAGGCCAACAAGCAAAAGTATGAACAAGAACAAGAAGATTTTAAGAATGGTCTTATTGATAATGCGCTAGGCCGGAATAAGAAACCTTCAGTCTCCAATGCTCCCTACAAATCCCGCTTTGCTGGAGCACGTGACCGAGCGTTCGCCAAAGCCCAACAGATCACCGGAGCCCCCGCCCGTAGGAACACTGATAACACCAACTCTTCTTCTGGTGGCGGTGGTCGTTCCTCTGGTGGTGGTGGCGGTTCCTCCAACCCTCCCGCTCGCTCTAGCTCCTCCCCTGCTCCCACTATCCGTAACCCGTCTCCGCAAGTTCGTCAATCCAAAAACATGGATGAGAACTACACTGCTTGGGTTAACGCTAGCAA